GGAAAAATTAGTAGCTCCCGTACTCTGCGATCTTAAAAGACCCGTTACGGTATCGGTAGCTGTTAAGGTAATTATATTCACCCCTTCGACTGAGGCCACTTGATTAGACTTAGTGCCAACGCCAGACTCTATTATAGAGAATGTAGGCAACTGACCGGATGTAAGCGTTAAGAAAAATATTACCTTAAATACATCTTCATCCGTTACAGAAAACCCATCAGTAGAGCCAAACCCATCTGTAGTTTCAATAGCAGATGTTATGCTTGTTCCAGATGTTGTAAATGTATTATAATCCGTATTCGTCCATTCTGTTATAAGCTGTACAAAATCACCAGCAAGCATCCAGCAACCTCCAGTAAAATTGAAGGCTCCGCTTATCCCTGCCGGGTCTTCCTGAGCTGCATTGATAGATACATTCTTTAGATTAGCTTTCCCGACAATAGGGAAGCCACCTCCATCGATTACAAGCATTACAGATTCTCTTCCAGTGATCTGTCCTATTAAACCTCCATCGCTTAATCCTGTAGTGCTAAATAGGGAAGTAAAATCACAAGTAACTCTACGAGTACCGTTAATATGCTCTTCCCATCCTGAGCTTGCCTTTGTTGTTGCTGGCGGTAAATCCTGCTCCCAGTTGATAGCACATTCCTTCTGATAAGCGATTACCGTATCATCACAATAGACAAGCATTTCTGTTCCGTTGAGCTTTGCCATTAGATTGCAGCTAAAGCTCCATTACCAACTATCTGACCTGAGAAGGTTGTCGTATCTTCCATATTTGCCGATATAGAAAAGTTCTTTACCGTTCCTGCTCCGTCCCATCCAGTAGCTGCATCTGCTGAAGTACCAAACTCAACATTACTATCAGCAGTACGGGCAACAATAAGAGCTACTATCTCCGCACTTGTCAGTCCTGTGCCTGCTAAATCATAAGCACCATCAAAGTCAATAGTCCACCTACGCACTCCGTTAATATGCTCTTCCCAGCCTTCGGAACCCTTAGAAGTCCCGTCTGGCAAGTCCTGCTCCACGTTAAGGGTGCAAGTCTTTGTCCATAATATGAGGTCAGTTCCTACATAGACCGTCATAATTGTTCCGTTAATTTTTGCCATAACTTATTTTCATTTTTAATTGTATATTAAATCTCTTGTATATTAAGCCAAATCTGTACACTGCCGCCATCTTCACCTCCAATGCTGCATGATATTCTAGTCCCTGCATTAAATACAAAGTCTGTTCCTATTGATGCACCTTGCGCCTTCTCCTTCTTAACTTCTATTAGAGCCATATCAAACCATGAAGTCCCGCTGTCTGCTGAAAATCGCATCATAAACTTCTTTTCTGCTGATGGCTCGAATCTATAACCTACTATTCTAAATGGTTTTGTAGATGTTACGGCAGCCCGTATCAAAGTATCAGACCCATAAGCATCTGTTCCAGCCGTTACTGTAACCCCTGGATAGTTAGGAGTCGTAATGGGCTCAATCGTAATTGGAAACTCACCTATTAGATTATTCCATAAATGATTTTTTACCTCATCATCTATATTAAGATCGTTGTCATGAAATTTGATAGTCTCAAAATGTTGCGTGTCGCCTACGTCAATATCTAACCCAATAGCACAACCGCCAATATCTAGATTAGTAAATGAATTACTGTCACTACTGCCGTCATCGTCAGCATCAACTATTTGTATGCCTTTTAAGCAGCTATGGAATTGTAGATCAAAATACCTACTGCAACAACTCTTATCAATTAAGACGCCTATCATATATGTTTTATGACCCCTAAAGGTGCAATCCTGCATCTTATGATGTTTCAGCCCCGTAGCACCGTCATAATGCACGGCTGTAGCGGCTCCTGTTAAATCTTCTCCAGTAAACTGGCAATAATTAACCCTCGATGCACTTTTTGTAATTATTATGCCGTTTACATCATCTTCACCAAGATTAAAGTTAAGATCAATTAATGAAACATAGCCTGTGAACTTTAATATAGACGTTGCGCTGTCGTGAGTATTTTTAATCTTTTGCCATGTCCTGTGGGTCCCTTTGATTACATAGTTGCCCGTAAATGTAGGGTCGCTAGTAGTATCAATGTCATAAAATTCAGCTCCGGTATTTATTGCAACTAATATAAGAGTACATTTATTAGTGTCTGTACTAGCTGCCGTTAATGCTGCCTGTAACGTCTTGTATGCTGTAGCCCACGTATATCCATTAGTCCCGCTTCCATTTGGAGAAACGAGTGAAACATCTGTTATCGTTCTATTGCTGATCGCTCCGCCGGATAGATCAAATCCCATTGCAAGAATACCTTTTATATATGCCATAGAAGACGTTTCTTCACTAGCTTTAGTTGCTGCGCTGTCAGTCTTATTACCAACCACATCATTAATCTGGTCGTTGTCTGTGCTGTCTTTTGGTGGGAATAGTTCTACTTCAGCTGCCCTTAATGTTGTTGCCATAATTATTCTATTATTAGTTCACCGTCATCATCAGTTAATAAAAGAGCTTCACCACAATCGTCTGTGAGGTAGTCTCCTGTTTCTGCTAATTCTTCGATTATTAATGTAAAATTTAATACCTTTATTATTATAATATTGTCGTCCCTTAAAAAGTTATCCGTAATAGCATTATCCAAGACACAAGACACTATATTATAGCCCTCAATAGTTATATCTGACCTATTCCTTACTAACTGCATCGCAGAGTTAGAAATAGTATTTGTAGGTACATAAGAAGCATCATTGCCAGTATGTGAGCTGTATATCTCAAGTGTGAAAGAGTGATCTGTCACATAAGAGTCTTTAGTTGAATGATTCCCTTCCGGCCCTGTTGATTGTTGAGCCAGTAAGATATAAGGCATAGCGGCGTCCTTTGGTGCAAATGAATGCACCGGAACAATACTACCGCCATAACTTACGTTAGTATTAAGTAGCGTATATAACCATGATCGTACAAGTCCTGCCGGGTCTTTCATTTGAATCCTAATTTATTTAATTTTGATCTAAATTCTGCCATTGATATTCTTACTGCCGGGAATAAATATGGTTGCGCCCTCATATTAAGCTTTCTTGCTCCATGACCTTTAAATGTCATTGCATATTCAGTCAGATCAGAAGGTATTGTTGCTTTGTTGCCTGTCCCAAATTCCTGATAAGGGCCATATTCAACATTAACAATCACCTCTGCACTTAGTCGGTCTCCAGATAAAACAGAATGAATACTATTTTTTAATCCTGACTTATCAACTGGTGCAAATTGTTTAGCTCTTTTAGCAATTGTTTGAGCTGTATTAGCTACAAGGTTCTGACATTCAACTTTATTCTTCTTAGTTAAAGATTCAGTCCACCTTTTAAACTTAGCTTGTTCACTCGCTGGAATTGATATGTTTACACCTTTAGACATAAGCTATAATTTTTAATTCGTCTAATCTGTCGCTCGGTACAATAGAATGGATAGTATAATTTTCGCTATCCCACACTATCCGCATATCGGTAGTAATTACAAAATCAGTTCGTGACCTTACTGTAAATTCAGCAGCTTTATTATAATTAATACCTCCATTATCCAGGCTCCTGCTTTGGCTTTGCGTGACAGCCTTTGCCCAGTCATTATCATCATCCACCCATGCAATAGTCCACCCCCCCTGACCGTCTGAAGTCCTGGTAGCTGATTGTATTGTTATATAATATTTTCGTCTGCCCCTTTTCATGGTTGCCTTGTTAATAGTTGTATCTGATCCTTTATTGAGTTTGGCAATGCTATTGCTTCATCGTCAATATCGTATTTGTATTTTATATAGTCTGTTATTAGTCTTGTTATCTCATCCGGGCAAGTAGTGACCCCCCCGGTATAAGTATAGATATAAGTTAGCGTACTCTCCCAGTCTGTTCCGTAAGTTAAAACAAGATCATCAGTAGGGCCGTACGGCAATTCCCATTCCTCCAACTTCTCTAATGATGTAACCTGTATTGTCCTGGTCGAGACTGATGTATCAATCGCTTTCTCGACGTAGATACGTGCATCTGTTATAAACCTTGTTAATTCATCATCTGCGGAAGTTCCAGTTATCCTTAAGGCTTCCTTAACCTCTACTAAGGTAACGGGTTCCGCTAATATATCTGTTGTAAATTCTACTTTCATAACTCTACTGTTATCGGTTCTAAAATCTCTTCACTAACTAATCTTACATGACCTTTATTAAGAAGTGTGTAGTAAGCATCTACCGGAATCTTTTTAATATCCCCTTTTTTATATAACCTGCAATAACTCTTTAAGTATTCAACTTCAACCT